CTTCGCTCCCGACTGTAACAATGTCTTTACAATGTTGCCCATCGGAGTTGGAACAATCTTCAACTTTCCGTATCCATCTGCACCATCCATCCACATTTCAGTGATAAGATGGGCCACACGGTCAAGGTTAATCGAAAGCTCTTCCGGATGGTCGAGCTCTCCCATAACTGATTGACCGCTACTTAACTTTTCTGTAATAGAATTTACAGCTCTGGCAATTTCACGAATAGGATAAACACGCTGATTTTGGTTTCTTACGTCACCCTGAATAAAGATCCCTTTCATGCAAAGATCTTTACCACCAGTCTTGTTATCTTCTTCTAGAAGTTGAACGTGTGCCTTGTCGAAGGACAGATACTCGTACAGTTTATTTGCCATGGCCATTATATTTCCTTACCTAGCGCCACTTGGTTTCTTAGATAGTGGAGACTTTGAGAATCCATCACCTGCAACCTTACCACCAGTAAACTTAGCAGTAGTGTCAGCCTTAACTGAAGAATTCTTTGGCTTAAGATTTACATTGTCTGTAGGTGTCTTATCTGCCGCTGTATCTCCATTGTATTTTCCATATTCGCCACCGGATCCACCGTTGCCACCAACCTTAGTTGGCTTTCCACCGTAGTCTTTACGTGCAGGAATATTTGTAAACGAAGACTTGTTTTGTTCAGCACCTAATGGTGAGTCCTTGCCAGTTCCGACTAATTTTGCTGTGCCACGTTGGCCAGTATCAGCAACTTTGTTTAGAAACTTAGTTTCTTCGTCGACTTTTTTGTCTTTGTTTTTATCTTTTGCTTGTGCAGCAACCTTAAGTTTTTCAGCCTTCTTCTTTTCAGAGATTCTAGCAACTACTTCGCCGACAACGTGTTCTTCGCCGCCGCCACCGAAATCAGGTGCTCCACCTGCATCGCCGAATTCATCACCGGCTGGTTCGACTTCGTCTTCGCCGCCGAATTCATCTGCCATGTCTGCGTGTTCTGGCTCTTGCATTTCATCGCCCATTAACTGGTCAAATTCTGCACGGAGTTCAGCAAGTTGTGTTTCTAGGTCTTCTACACGTTCTTCTGTAGTACCTTCGCCGCCTTCATCGTCGCCGAATTCATCATCACTATCTTCGTCGCCGTCTTCCTCACCGTCGTCTTCTTCAGCTTCACCGTCATTCTGGTGATCGCCATCGACTTCGTCTTGGTCGGCGCCAATTTCATCTGTGAAATCTTTGTTAGGCTCACCACCAACTTCATCTTCAGATTCATCAAGTTCGTCTTTCTTTTCTTCAACATCATCTTCTTCATCGACAATGCTTTCATAAATTACACGAGCTTTTTCTACAATGATTTGGTGGAGTAATTCTGATGCCTGATCTGAATCTTCGCTTAATAGCAGATCCAAAACCCTTTCAAGCTTTTTTTGTTGTGACATTCCTAATTTCTCCTAGGTTAAATTAATATATCCAATATACTATTTATTAGTATTATTTGTATTTAACTCGTAGAGGGAGATTGTAGGGAGATATGGCTATAAAAGATGCCATTAATTGATATTTTTGATTCGCAGTATTATTTAGCCTCGTTGTACACGAGATAAACTACTACTTTACATACCAGGTACTACGCCCATTCCGCCACCTGAATCATCTGGCGCTGCACCGTACATGTCAGGAAGAAACTCTAGATGCTGAGCTTTTTCGTATTTTTCAACGTCACGAGATTTTCTTAACTTTTGAATATGGAGCATAGTTAACCGAGGGCGACGAGTATCATCCAGTTTAGCCTGACCTAGTTGATCATCGGCTGGATCATAAAACTCACATAATAATTCTTTTGCTCTCATATTCTTATTTATCTATTATTGGTTACCAAAGCCGCCTACTTCGGCATCTGTGGCACCAGTATCGCCCGGTGCTGCACCCTCTGATCCTTCCTCGCCTTCAGGTGCCATATCGTCGATACCCGAACTAGTAATGCCTATATCAGATAATCCTGATGGTGCAGAACCGCCAGCTTGCTGATCTGGGGCAAATGTCTTGGTTAAGCGACTACGCTCTTCTTTCCACATACGCTCATTTTCGGATATTTGTTCTTCTGACCAATGTAGATACGTCTTTAAGATATACCTCTTTGATACAAACGGAACATCCATTAATGCTGTAAACGTGTTAATACGTGCTGAATCAAGTTCAAGCTGACGATATTCAGAGAATGATTGTGGAGGTGTAAACTCTATTGCAAATAAACTATTATCAATGGTGATACCACGGAACTTTAAGAATAACTTAAATTCCATATCAATAGGTTCGATAATCTGTTTCTGATAACGTGCTACAACCTTAGAGAATCGGAACTCTTGGATAAATGCTGTACCAACTTTACCATCACTCATTGCTGCTGTTCCATCCTCCGGACCTGTCGGCAAGTACGAACTAGGAACTCCAAGAGCACGAAGCATCTTGTTATTAAAGTAACGCAAGTCATCAATATCGCCTAAGTTCTCACCACCTGGTAATACCTCGACTTTAGAACCACGGCCTTCGCTTGTTACAGCGAAGAAGTAATCTTCCAAGATAGACATAGGATTATATGTAGAGTCTACCACATTAGCGCCACCGCCAGTTCTACTTGGAATACGTTTTTGTTGCACTTCATAGCGAATACGCTCAAGATACTGCTGTGCCTTATTAGGAGGCATAGTACCTACATCGATAAAGAATACACGTCGTTCAGGCGCACGGTGTATGCGATAGATTAAAATAGCATCTTCTAGCAGCTCTTTCTGCTTATAAACCTTGTAAATTTGCTCTAGTATGCTAAGACCGAAGGGCCATGCCGCGTTCATGCCGTCTGTGAGCGACATTTGCACAATATGCTCAGCATCCACTGCTGTGGCGCCACCGTCTTGATAGTTAGCTGTACCTGCTCCGCCGTATCCGCCAGAAACATAATTCATATTGCCTTGCATAGGCGGCGAGAATACAATGCTGTTGGATCCAAATGCTTCGTTTGAAAGTTTGTTTAGTTGATTTGTACCAACCAGACTCTTCATATTAAGGTCGATATCCTTAATAAAATAACTTTCTATCTTCTTGCCATCACTTTCATTTACAATAACTTTTTCAACTTTAGCTGGATCAACCCAATAAAGTTTAAAGGATTCTGGATCGCGTAAGAAAAATTGATCACCATAAACTAATACAGAACGAAACATTCTCCATAGTCTACGATCGATTTTATTAAGTCTGCACCACTGTCCTAACGATTTTTCTAATATCTGAATTTCAGAGGGAGTAGGATCATCGTTAAATTTAATAACAAGTGGAAGCTTAGAGACTTCATCATTTTCTGTTCCGAAATCTGCAATAGTATCAATTGCTGCGCTAATTTCGTGATCGTAATTCATTTGATCATATACGGCATATCTCTGTAGACGATCGGGTGGACCAGAATATACTTCTGGGAGCCAGTTACTATACTTTGCTGTAGAAGCATAGGCAGACGTGCTGTCAACTGCTCGTTGTGCAACGGGTAAGACCGAATTAACGGGCTTAAAAAACTTTTTCCATGTCATATTATGCGTTCATCCTTGAGCTTCTAAGGATATCCTTATTTACTGATATTAAGCTGATTACATTCTGATTAAGCTGATCTAGCAGTGAACTTTGATAGCTGAGTGCAGTATTTATATTAGTCTCGGGGCTTGTCTTCTCTATTCCGGAGCCTGCTGCGGCGGCAGCTTCTTTAGGAACTGCTTGATCTCCACTTACATTCTGGTCTGCTGATACAGCTGAAGGACTATTCAATGTAGAAGACTTGGGTGTCGTCATATCACTCTTACCTGGTGCAGTTGGTGGTGGTAATGATATATTACCACCTAACGCATTTATTGCTCCAAATGCTAATGCTTTTATTGTATCAAGACTATTAACAGTTTCTACTATAGATTTTAAAGTATCTAATCCCTTAAAGGAGCCTAATGTATTTGATAACGTGCCTAAGTCAGTTGTAATTGTGCCTACAGATTTAGAAGCTGTCTCTAATCCTGGATTTAATAGAGAAAGTGCGAATGCTAATAATGATATGCCTGGTGCTGCCATTGCTGCACCATATCCGAATGCTATTAACGAAATTGCACTTATGCCTGTCAATGCACCTATGCCGGCTGCGATACCTATTAGATTATCTCCATTTATCTCAGATAACGGTTTTAGGCCATCAGCTAACATTTTTATACCTGGACCAGACGCTGCTCCAGAGAAGCCGAGTTCCAATATTGATGCTGCACTTCCGATGCTAAATGCATCTAGACCGGATGCTAGACCGACTAGGTTATTGCCGTTTATTTCAGATAATGGTTTTAAGCCATCGGCTAACATCTTTATTCCATTACCAGATTTCTCACCTGCATAGCCAAGTTCTAATATTGATACTGCACTTCCGATAGTAAAAGCATTTAAGCCCTGTGCTAATCCAGATAGTTTATCGCCATTTATTTCTGATAAAGGTTTTAGTCCATTTCCTAGTAACCATAGTCCGAGACCGGATTTCTCACCTGCGAAGCCAAGTTCCAATATTGATGCTGCACTTCCGATAGTAAATGCGTTTAAACCTTCTGCCAATCCTTTTAAATTAATACCGCTTATTAATGCAAGCGGTGCTAATCCATCAGCTAACATTTTTATTCCGTTACCAGATTTCTCACCTGCATAGCCAAGTTCTAATATCGATACTGCACTTCCGATAGTAAACGCTTTTAGACCCTCAGCTAAACCTTTTAGGTTGCTGCCACTTATTAATGCAAGCGGTGCTAATCCTTCGGCTAATATTTTTATGCCTAGTCCTGATTTCTCACCTGCGAAGCCAAGTTCTAATATCGATACTGCACTGCCAATAGTAAATGCCTTTAGGCCTTCGGCCAAACCTTTTAAGTTGCCGCCGCTTATTAAAGCAAGTGGTGCCAGTCCATCTGCTAGAAGCCATAGTCCAAGTCCGGATTTCTCACCTGCGAAGCCAAGTTCTAATATTGATACTGCACTCCCGATACTGAATGCTGCTAGACCAGCTGCTAGACCAGCTAGATTATTGCCATTTATTTCAGATAATGGTTTTAATCCAGATGCAAGAAGCCACAATCCATTGCCAGATTTCTCACCTGCGAAGCCAAGTTCTAATATTGATACTGCACTTCCGATACTGAATGCAGCTAAGCCAGCTGCTAACCCAGCCAAATTGTCGCCGTTTATTTCTGATAGAGGTTTTAAACCATCTGCTAGAAGCCATAATCCGAGACCTGACCTCTTACCAGCAAAGCCGAGTTCTAATATTGATACTGCACTTCCGATGCTGAATGCATTTAAACCTTTTGCTAGTCCAGCTAAATTATTACCAACTATTTCAGCCAGTGGTTTTAGTCCATTTGCTAAAAGTAATAATCCTTCTCCAGCTATCTCACCGGCAATACCAAGTAATCTTATTGACATTGCACTACCCATACCGAATGCATTTAAACCTTTTGATAATCCAGATAGATTGTCTCCATTTATTTCTGATAGTGGTTTTAATCCCTCGGCTAACATTTTTATTCCTGGCGCTGCATCAGCGGCCGCTGCGCCAAATTTCATTAAATCCAATTTACCATTAGCAGTTAGAACACCTAAACCTATTCCTAAATCTATTAATGATGATCCATCTATATCAGCTAACAATGTAAGACCTTCGCCTAGCATCTTTATTCCGGGTGCTGCCATAGATGCTGCGATACCAAATGCTGCTAATCCAAGAGATCCTAATAATAGTAATGGTGATGCAATAACGGCTGCTGTTCCTAGTGCTATAAGACCATACGAGATGCCAATCATATCCAATAAACTAACATCCTTAAATGCTTTCATACCTTCGGCTAACGACTTAAAGCTATCACCTAATAATCCTATTCCTGGGGCCGCAATTAATGCTGCTAAACCTATTGCTGTTAGACCGACAGATGCCACTAATAAGAAAGGTGTTGCAAATGCAAGTGAAACACCTAATGCAGCAATACCATATCCGATACCTACTAATCCCAAGAATCCTATAGCTGATAAATTTGTAATTGCTTCGCTTAATATTTTAAATGCGAAACTAACGCCTAATAATCCGGGCGTAGCTATTAATGCCGCTACACCAATTGCAATTAATCCTGCCGACCCAATTACCAAGAATGGTGATGCAAATCCAAGAGCGACCCCAAATAACGTTAAGGCGCCTCCTACTGCAAGTAAATCACCCGCACTAACTTCCATTAATGATTTAAGACCCCATGCTAATAATGCAATAGGTACTGCCGCGATTGCCGCAGCAACACCAAATGCTGCTAGAGGAATGGCAGCTAATAATAATGCAGGAGAAACAAGTAGTATTGATGCCGCTAAACCTGCAAGTCCTAGAGCAATACCTGCTATTTGCATGCCACTGATATCGCTCAGTCCTTTAAGGCCCCATGCTAATAAAGCAAGACCGGGTCCTGCTACCATTGATGCTGCACCTAATGCTACCAATCCTACCGACCCGATTAATAAGAATGGAGTAGCAAATGCCAGCCCGGCACCTAATGCCACTAACCCGGCAGAAATACCTATTATATCTAGTAAACCAATATCTTTTAGAGAATCAAGCCCATCACTGAGCATTGTAAATCCGGACCCTATGGCTTGTATTGCTCCACCTAATATCCATAATGCTGCACTGAATAATCCAATGCCGGCGGCTGCGAATGCCAATGGAACAAACATTGCATCTAATACAGGTGCAACTATTGCTAATATTACAGTTAATCCTAGAAGTGCTACACCGGCTTTTGCTAAAGATTCCCATTCTATAGTATTAAACTCGACTAGTGCCTTACTAAGAATCCATAATGATGCAGCAATCCCTGCCATTGCTAGTACACCTTTCAATACTTGAGTAGAACCAAATGCTTTTATTCCGTTTGCTATACCTTTTAATATATCAGTAACGGCTTTGCCGGCGCCTTTCGCTAAGTCTGCAATACCTTTGCCTAATGTGGATAATGCACTACTTGCTCCACCACCTGCGGCTTCAGCTGCACCACCTGCGGCGCCTTTCGCTGGGCCACCCACAACTCGAGCAGCAAGGTTTTTAAATCCATTTTTTAAACCACTTAAACCACCTAGTAATCCTTTAAAGACTGGTAATAATGCCGCACCAATAATGCCTACACCGATCCAAGCTGTTAAATCAAAGCTATCAGCAAGTCCGAAAGCACTTAATACTCCACCTATCTTTTCACCTAACCAATCTAATCCGTTTATAACCCACTCAATTGGTTTAATCAATAGGGTTAATGCGCCGGTTAATATATTCATCATTGTAGCAGTAGGGCCAAATGCTCTTTGTAGCAACGATATGAATTTTTCCCATGCATTTGTAAGACCTTTACTTGCAGCATTGCTCGCTTGTAGTCGCTTAATCTCTTCTTCTTTAAGAGGTTTAATAGCGTTGGCTTGTTTTTCTAATCCTACAATGAAATCTAATGCTGCACCTGCCTCAGCAACACCTGCCTGCTTTAGTAATGCTAATCGTTGCTTCTGCTGTGCAAATTCACCTTTGTGTGCTTCAACGTATGCTTTTAATTTCTGCGCTTGTTCTTCTGCTGGCATACCTTCGAGTGTTTTAGTGAAGGCTGTAAATTGTTGAGCAAAACCACCCATACCTACTTTCTGAAGATTCATAAATGTATCATTTAGTTGTTTAATAGGACTAGACATTAAGTTTAATATCTGTTGAGCGATGTTTTGATTCTTGAATGATCCTAAAAAGGTAGTCATTCCTTCTGCTGCTTGTGTGCCGACCTGCCCAGCATATATATTTGCTTCTGTCATTTCAGCAAGTGCTGTTGTCTGCTTTATGATTGTTTCGCGTGACTGGCCTGTTGCCATCGATAATCTAAATACATTCTTACCAAATTTCTGTAGACCATCATTTGTTTCTTCGGCTGTCTTATGGCTGACATCTGAAGTCTGTTGTTGTATGCTTAGATACTGTCCTAATAATTCTGCACTTTCTTTAGCAGAGAATCCAAATTGTGTTAAATTAGAACTTGCCATACCTACAGTTTTAGCAAATCTTCCAACACCAAAGGAATTTACCGCATTAGAATATGTTGTCATTGCGGCAGCAAGTTCTGTAAACCTAACACCAGTTTCTGCTGTAAGTTGACGCAATGATTGAAAACCATCTTTGGTTGCGCCCATACCACTTATAACATTTACACCAGCAGCAGTTAACTCATCAAATGTCTTCTTATTTTCAACAAATGTATCACCGATAAGCTTTGCGGCGCCAGCAAGACTAAGATCGAAAGAGATTCTTTTACCAAATACTTCTGCATTTTCTAATCGACGTTTCTTTTCTTTCTTATCTTCAAGCTCTTTCTCTTTATTACGCTTCTTTTCCTTGACATTCTCATCTTTTAAGTCTTTGGCCCAGTCTTCAAACGCATCCTTAACATCATTAACTTCTTTTGGAGTTAAACCAGAGCCTCCGGCAGCGGCAGTTTTAATGAGTTGAGCAAGAGCCTGTTTCTGTACAGATAAGCTTTGAGCAAGTATTCCTTTAACTGTTACCGCGGTATTTTCCGTTGCCCACGGCGGTAAACTCTCAATTTCTTCAGTGAGCGCACCTTTTGCGATGCCAGTTATAAAGACAGAATTATCAGCCATATGTTTCTTTGATTAAGTCCCGTGATAAATAAGATAAACAATGTTCGATACTATTTATCAAATATTTTAAAGAGGAAATTATGAAACAAGAAATTCGCCAAAACCCGTTGAAGGGGTACTTCAGACAATTTAAGTTATTTCTAAAACTACCTAGCGGAACATCATATTATGCGCCTGGTGCTATAACTTTTTCAGATAATGGAGAAGTAGGAATTATGCCCATGACTGGCAAAGATGAACTTATCTTAAAGAATCCAGATGCTCTATTAAACGGTGAAGCATTGCTAGAAGTTATTAGAAGCTGCACGCCGGCGGTAAGTGATCCGCGGATATTACTAACAAATGATATCGATGCGATTATCACAGCTATTAGATTTGCTACATATAATGATGCACTTGAGACAGAATTAACCTGCCCTGAATGTAGTCATAAGAATCTATATCCACTAGACTTGCAATATTCTATAGATAATATGTCTTTCTTAGATACAGAGTATGTTGTTAATATGGATAATGGATTAAGTATATTTGTTAAACCTTATGGTTTTCCAGAATTACTCAAAGGCCTACATGCCCAGTTTGAACAAAGCAAACTAACACGCGCTATCGAAAGTGAGAATATCACAGAAGATGCTAGACTAAAACTTTTTGCTACAGCATTTAAAGAACTATCTGTTATTACATACGAACTAATGGTTAATTCTGTATTAAAAGTTGTTGATGAAAGTAAGAAAATTAATGTGTCAGATAAGAATGATATTAAAGAATTCTTACAAAACATTGATAAGAAGAGTAGCGACAAGATTAGTGATTTAATTAAAGAAATAAATCAGATTGGTATTAAAAGAACATTTACTCCTCATTGTGAAAAATGTAATCACGAATGGGAAAGCGAGATTGATTTTAATCCAGTAAATTTTTCATAAGGTCCTTAATTTTTCTACCTGCTGAACAATTAGGTGACCTAATTCAATCATATGCTAAAGAATCATTATTACTAAGAGAACAAATAGCTGATATATGCTACTTTATGAAGGGCGGGATTGAATGGAATTCAGCATGGGGTATGAGCTTTCAAGATAGGGAGATTACAATTAAAGTTCTCAATAAGAGATTGAAAGAGCAGAACCCCGGTGGTAAGGAATATATGTAAGGAAAATATATGCAAAAAAAGACAGACACGCTAGAACTTGATATCCCGGTAGATGATATCGAGTGTTGGGAGCGTTATCCTAAACATCGATGGGTATACGACCTATCACGATTACTTGATGCTCAAAACATCAAGTGGAGTCCTTACGAGACAGACACTTTGCAAGATAAAGAAGTGAATATGTATTTTAATTCAAATAGAAATATTATATATGAAACTTCACATATCTATATTAATAAACCAGAAGGTGATCATATACTTACGGAAGTATATATCACCAAGGGTGAGATTAAGTTAACAAGACATATAGATAAGAGAACTCGTGTAGAAATTCAAGAGTTCATGGGAAATATCGAATTACGTGTCAATGCATTTGTATCTATGCATTTTCAGAAATTCACAGGAGTCATTACAGCAGAATCTATTGGCAACGATATTATGTCAATACGCCTACGTCCATATTCAGAACTTAGTATTAATGTCAGTCCTGATATTATTAAGCTCACAAAGCGCATATATAAGAAAACTGATATAACCTTAAGTGGTCTTACAGACCAAGTCATTCGCGAAACGAATACGTTATCTATTTAGTACTCATCAGAATAATATTGTTGCTTAAAATATGGGTCCACAGGACACCCATTATTTGCAGAATTACCGGATTGTCTTATAAGTTTATACGGTAGCATCTGTTCTGCTAATACGCATAATATATTATATTGCTTTTCAGAAATATCATCTTGTTTATGCACTCCCTCTAAGAGAGTCATTTCCCACATATTAATCTTCTTCTCAAAGAGTGCTCTACGTGCCTCATCAAGATCTATAGGTATCATATATTTCCTTTGTTATTAATGATCCATCACTTCGTGCCGTATCAGCAATAGATTAAATACCATCCGCTGTCGCGTCTGTATTTAATCTATTGCTCGAACTCACGTGTATTATAGAGACATAATGTAGATAAAGCAATATAACTGACGGAGGAGTCAGACCAAGGGTATCCAAAACCTGGATACTGGAATACCTGACGGTTTCGCAGACTGTTATATTGAAATATTTTGTAGTGTTGGATTGATTATGTCAACTACCGCTTCTTACAGCGTTTCTGAAGGGGTCTCTAGGACTCGACGCATTGCAACCACTTATAACCAATGATTACGCATCTGGGAGGGCATACCCGTTTCACGTGCCTCCCACAAACTTAAACTCAATCATCTTACTCACGACTCGGCCGCTTTCATATGATTTTGCCATTGCATATCCAACGGGCTTGGCTGTTGCGCCCTATTCTGAACGACACGCCGGCGAGAAATTAACTTGGCTCGCTAACCTTAACTATGATTTTCTAACGTTGATTTTTGATTTTGAAAAGATTTGGGTTTTATTGTGCTTGTGTAGTTTTGATTTATAAAACCTATACGCTG